TTAGGTATATGGTGGCCAGATTTAAAAGATGGTAAACCTGATTATGATAAACATCCGGAACATTTAAGGCGATGGGATCAATTCACATTATGGTGGTTAACTAATGTTAACGAAAAATATAAAGATATAAAATTAAAAATATTTAGTGAAGATGAAAGATGGAATTGGTATTCGTCTTTTAATAAAAAAGAAAATAAATCTGGTAAAGATATAATCATCTATCATTATTCATCACATGCTTATAAAGGAAAATATTAATGAATAATATAATGAAATCAGTGGATATAAAAAATAAGGATATTTTAAATATTCTTAATGAATTTATAGATTTATGGTGGGATAAAAAAGAAACGGATTTACAAAAATTTTATCTTGGTGCAAAAGAAGAAAATAGAGAAGACTATATTAGTGATGAATATAAAATTAAAATTATGAATATGGGATCATTTCATAATGGATACCCTGAAAAATTAAGAGGATATAGTATAAAACCAACTGAAAGTAGCACAAGATTTTCTGATATTGAAATTACAAAAAAATATATTGAAATAAATGAAAAATTACAAGTATTACTGAGTACAAAACATAATGCATTATGTGCAATATATCCACCTGAAGGATTTATTTCATGGCACAATAATGCAAATGCCTCTGCATATAATCTCATTTTTACATGGTCCGAGAATGGAAATGGTTATTGGAAGCATATAGATCCATATACAGGTAAAGATGTGGTTGTACAAGATATTCCAGGTTGGCAATGTAAGGCATTTTATTTTGGTGCTTATGAGGATAAACCAGAAGATATTGTATATCACATGGCATCCACAGATTGTTGGCGAATGACTATTTCATATACATTTGATAGACATCATAAGCAATTCTGGGAAGATGTTATTGAGGAAATTGAAACTGAATGATCGACATATGTGTTACACATTTTGGTAACAAGTATAGTACAAAATATCTAGATAATTTACAAAATGGAATTGCCAGGAATTACTCTGGCAATTTTAATTTTTTAGTATTATCAGACTGTCCAAATGGTCATTGGGATAAAATAAGTTTTTTTGAAACTGATAATCCAACAATTATTATGGACATTGATATATTAGTTACTGGTAATTTAGATGAATTAATTAATTATAATGTGCAAGAAAATACCCTTGCTGCATTTCCAAGATGGTGGAGAAATGGCGGTTGTCCTATTAATGGTGGGTTTTATAAAATAAATCCTGGACCAAATATATGGTCCGTAATTGATAAGTTCTATTCGGATCCAGAATTTTGGATTGAATATTATGGTAAGCTTGTAGGAACACCAGGTAAAGGCGAGCAAGATTTTATCAATGACTCAGTATACTATATCAATAAATTACCCGGTCAGTGGTTAGGTATTCATACCGAAGGTTCTAAAAGATATGATCCAAATATAATGAATAAATATTATAATGAATATAATATGCCTTTAATGAAAAAAGATAAATTTGGTGATCAGGTAAAACTAGTTCACTTTATTTACGATGATAATATGATTGAAAATAAATCACAAATGGTTTTGGATCTTTGGAATACAACGTAATTGTAGTAAAATGGGGAACTAAATTCACCCCAGAACATGTAAATAGACTTTATAGAATGGCAAAGCGTAATATAACTTTGCCATTTAATTTTTATTGCTACACTGAAGATCCAACCGGAATATATGATGAAGTGAATATCATACCACTTGATATATCACTAGAATTAGAAAAATGGTGGTGGAAACTTACATTATTCAGGAAAAATAATTTAGGTAATGGAGTTAATTTATTTTTGGATTTGGACGTAGTAATACAAAGTAATATTGATTATTTTTTTATAAAAGCAAAACATAATAAAATAATACTAATATCACAAGATGATGATAACTGGCACATTTTTGCACAATTGAACCATGATCCTAAAACAACCCCGGCATATAATTCTTCTATTATGATTTGGTATAATAATGAAAATCAGGAAATTTATAAAAAATTTATAGATAATTACAAATTATATACAAAAATTTATTACGGTATTGATAGATTTTTAAGTTACGAAATATCTTCAACAAAATTTTTAAGTTTAAATAATAGTGATTATTATTATAGAAATTCAATTCGGGAAAATGAAATTTCTGAGAAATTATATTTCATAAGATTTCCAGGTGGTAAAACGTTAGTTAATTTTAATAAAAATATACCAATATGTGTATTTAATGGTTGTCATGAAGATTTTTTTTATCAAGGTATGGAAAAGTTTTTATTATAAATAGTACAAATCTCTATAATAAAAAGGTCCGAAATGGCACAATATGAAGAATTATATATTGAACAAGGATCCACTTTTCAATATGTTATCACTCTATCCAACCCAGCTGGCGGAGCTTTTGATTTAACTTCTTATACAGCAAGATCACAGTTGAAAAGAAGTTATAAATCCGTATCAGCTACAGATTTTACAATTACATATCCTAATCGTGCAGCTGGGCAAATTCAGTTAAATTTAACTGATGAAAATACTGCTCTATTAAAACATGGTAATTATGTTTTTGATGTTATTATTGAAAGTTCGTCAGGAGAAATTTATAGGGTAATAGAAGGAATTGCTTTTATTGACCCTGGTGTTACAGAATAACGAGTGTAACTAGGTATGGTCAATAGAATCAATAATAATTTACCACCTTTTCTTGTAAAATCTGAAGATGTAAGTAAAAATAATCTTTTTACCGTATCTAATGTAAATCAAGGTGTTAAATTATCAAGTTATGCTTATACTGATAGTACTGGTACTCTTGATACTATTTTGGTTAGTATTTTAAGAAGATTTTTCTATAATGATTCTTCTTAGCATCTGATATTAATATATTAAATATTGGAAAATTTCTTAGTGATTCTACTGGCGTAATAACCGACATTTTAAATTATGATTTTTCTAAAAGATTTATAGAAGGAACGGATCCTTCTACAGATCAATTTGTTTATAGTGCCTTAAAAGCCATTCTAGATTCCGCATCACCTATAGATTTTATTAATTTTAACTTTAATAAAACTCTTAATGATAATATAACTGTATCAGAAAGATTAAGTTTATCTAAATCCAAACTAGTTGATAGTAGCGTTACTTCTGCTTTAGATCTTCTAGGTATTGATGATGGTATTACATATGGATTGAGTAAAGTCTTTAATGATAGCATTAATGTATCTGATCTCTTTACATCTCTTTATGCGGTAGGTAGACAACCTTTAGATTCATCGTCTATATCAGACGTAAATACCATATCATTTGATAAAGTTAATTTTGATTCTTCCACAATTTCAGAAGATCATATCTATACGCTAGATAAAATTCTAAATGATAGTAGTTTTATATCAGAATTATTAGCTAATTCTCTTACAAAACCTTTTTCAGATTCAGAAGAAGCTACTGATCTTATTTCTCTAGAATCACATAAGGTTTTCTTTGATTCCATAGAATCACCAACCGATTTAATTAATACATTAGCGGTTGTAAAAAATCTTAATGATTCACTTAATCCAAGTGAAATTTTAAATTATAATATTGATAAAATAATAACTAGTGAAGTTCTATCTCCTATAGAAATATTAGTTAGAAACTTTTCTAAATCCTTGACTGATAGTTCCTTTGCAACCGATCTTCCCCAATTGAATTTGAACAAACCAAATTTTGCAGATGATAGCGTTAATATTAGTGATACAGGATTGATTTCTGTCCAAGATTATTTCTTAGAAATATATGTGTCTGATTTACAACCTTATGTTGAAAAATCAAATACCACTTTCTAATTTATATAAATAACCACATAACCATTCAAATTACCCTAGATATTAGGAGAAAAATAAAAATGATAAACGATATCGTTAAACCAAAAGGTAATCTTCAAATTCTTTTGACTGGACCTGATGGTATTGTTAAAACCAATCATAATGTAGATAACCTAGTTGTAACTACTGGTAAACAGTGGATTGCAGCTCGTATGTATGATTCCGCAGAACCTGCACAAATGTCACATATGGCAGTTGGTACAGATAATACAGCGGCGGACGTTGCAGATACTACTTTGGCTGTTGAAGCTGCTCGTGTAGCTTTAACTTCAACAACTGTTTCAACTAATACTACTCAGTATGTAGCTTCATTCCCAGCAGGTACTGGTACTGGTGCTCTTGTTGAAGCTGGTATCTTAAATGACTCTTCAGCTGGTACTCTACTTTGCAGAACTGTGTTCCCAGTTGTTAACAAAGGTGCTGATGACACTCTATCTATTACCTGGACTATTACAATTAACTAATTAATTAATTTAATAAGTAATTGTAATTTATTGGGAGTATAATAGGCGTGACTAGTATTACATTAAGATCTGTAAAAGGATCACCGCTTACAAATAATGAAGTTGATTCAAACTTTAATAGTCTTAATGTATATAAAGTTGAATTAACTGATTCAACAGGATCAATCATTGTTCCTGCTGGTACCACTGCTGAAAGGGATGATAGCCCTGTCAATGGGTATTTAAGGTATAATACCGAGACAGATAAGCTAGAGGTATATGCAGGAGGTAGTTGGTCCAATATTGGTGAACTTACATCATCAATATCTTATAATACTTCCAATGGTACTTTAACTCTAACAACAAGTGATAGTAGTTATACAACTGTCATAAATTTACAACCTTTTACCACTACAAATCTAACCGAAGGTGATAATCAGTACTTTACAACTGCTCGAGCAAGAAACTCTTTAGTAGCAGGTTCTGGTATTCTATATGATTCTGCTACTGGTGTTATTAGCCAAGGAGAATCACCATTTGATTTATTTGACTCGGCTGATTTTGATATTTCTTTTGCAGCTAAAACTACAGATGATCTTACTGAAGGTTCTACCAATCTTTATTATGATTCAGCTACAACTGTAACTGTAGCAAGAAATTCTGTAAGTGTTACTGATGCAGGTGGTGATGGTAGTTTAACATATAATGCTGGTACTGGTGTTATAACTTATACTGGTCCAAGTGCGTCTGAAGTTAGAGCACATATCTCTGCAGGCACTGGCGTATCTATTACGGACGGTCAAATATCAATTGGCCAAGCAGTAGCAACAACTAGTGATGTAACCTTTGCGCAGATTACCGGCGATTCAGCTATTCTTGATGCAATTGCATTTAATGCTCAAACTTTTCCACCCGGCGGTGGAGCTATTCCTGGTACTCTATTCTGGGATTCAGATGAACAAAAAGGTCTTAGCTTTGTAACAAGAACCCGTGAAGGATTTGTTGGTGCTACTATTAACGTAGGTCAAGAATTACTGGTTTACGTTCATAACCAAACCGGCGAACAAATTAATAATGGTGACGTTGTTTATGTCTCTGGTACTGCACATGGTTTACACCCATCAATTACAAAAGCGCAAGCAAACGTAGGTGCACCAGGTCAATTCCTGGTTGCTACTCAGGACATTGCCGATAATGCTCATGGTTATGTCACCAAATTTGGTTTAGTAAGAGATGTTAATACCGGAGGATTAGTTGCTGGTGATGATATTTACCTTTCAGCTGACTCAGCTGGTAAATGGACAACTACTTCTGTAACAATTGATAATGGATATCCTGCCCATATAGGTGTAGTTGTTAAGGTTGATTCTTCAGAAGGTACAATCCTTGTTGATCCTTGGAACGAAAACTTTGAATATCTTCGTATTGAAGATCGTTTAAAAGTAACAGGATCTATTGAAGGTTCAACACTTTCACTTGACTCAAGTGCTTACTTTACACCAATTGATCAGCTTGTACGTCCTACTTACCTTGAAGGTACTGTATGGTATGACGAAGATGAAAAAGGTTTAGCTTTCCACGGTCCAGACTCAGAATTTACACATTATATTGACCAAAGAGATTTGGTAAGAGGCCGTAATAGTTCAGGTTCTTTAATTCCAAAAGGTACCCCAGTTTATACTGATGGTGTACATATTCCAGGTAACCCAGTTCACGGTCACCATCCTTTGATTTATCCTGCCGATGCAGCTGATGCCGCTAAGTACGAAGTAATTGGTATTACTGCTCATGACATTGCTGATGGTGCACATGGCTGGATAGTTGCACGTGGTTGGATTCAAGGAATTAATACTGCAGGTCTTGTATCTGGTGATAGATTCCATCTTGCTCCTGGTGGTGGTTTCCAATCTGCTGCACCATCATATCCTAACTATCCAATTGATCTTGGTATTGCTCTTACTGTTGATTCAACCGGCGGTGGTGGATCAATCTATGTTGATATTAATAGCCATACCCAAGAACAAATTAGAATTACAGGAGATGGCCGTGTAGATGGAAACTGGACAATTGGAGGCAACTTAAACGTTGTTGGTACAACAACATCTACAGTTAATCAGTCTGTTACAGTACCAAGTCAATTTATTAGATTGGTTGATGGTAATACAGTTGGAACAGGATTTCTTGGTACTACTGGTGCAGGCGGTTTAAATGACGCTACGTTCATTGGAAAATATTTAGGTGACTCTGATCTTTATTATTTTGTACGTATAAGTGCAATCGATTCTGCAGGTGGTGGTGGAGATACCATTGAATGGGGTATCTCAGACTCTGCTACGATGGGTTATGGTTCACTCTTAGGAGGTTATGGTTACGGTCTTGGGTTTGAATCAGATGGCGGTCAAGCTACATGGAAACTTGGGGTAGATGGTACAATTGCACCACTTAGAAATGGTATCTCTATCCAGTTTATTAACTCTACCGGACACAAAGACTCAGATGAATGGGTAGCTAATCCAGTAGAGATTAATCTTGATCTTGGTCTAATTGGTAACTATAACCCAACTGGACCGGGCGGCTTAAGATATACTGGTATATTTAGAGATGTTACAGATAGCCGTTGGAAATTCTTTGAAGGCTATGATTCCTCAATTGATTCATCAACAACTATAATTAATACATCTAATCCAGGTTTTACTTTATCTGATGTTCAAGCTGGTACATTCTACGGTGCACTAAGCGGTAATGCATCAAGTGCAACTACTGCTACACAACTTACAACCGGTAGAACATTTAGCCTAACTGGGGATATTACTGCAACTGGCGTATCCTTTGATGGTACTGGAAACGTACAACTTACTACAGTATATAATCCAGGTTCTATTGTAAATGACGATATTAATGCTTCTGCAGCAATTGCTGATACAAAACTTGCTACAATCAGTAGTTCAGGTAAAGTTCAGAACTCAGCAACTACTGCTACAAATGCAAACACAGCTTCAGCAATTGTAGCAAGAGATGCATCAGGTAACTTCTCTGCAGGTACAATTACCGCAGATATTAATAGAGACGCGTTTACAACAGTAACCGCTGGAGTATACGGTTCTGCTGCACTAGTACCAGTTATTACAGTAGATGCAAACGGCTTTATTGATAGTATTGGTGAAGTTTCAGTTGCAGGTGTTTCAGCAACAACATTTGATTCTGCGACTGCTACATACACAATCTCTACCGCAGATGGTGGTTCTTATGCAACAAGAGTATATTCACAAGAATTAACAAGAACAGCGGTTAGTGCTGGTACTGGTATAACTTATAGTAGCTCAACAGGTGTTATTGCAACAAATGATGGAGCTATTGTTCACGATAACCTATCAGGTTTTGTTTCCAACGAACACATAGATCACTCTACTGTTTCAATTACTGCAGGTGCTGGTTTAACCGGCGGTGGCACAATTGCAGCAACAAGAACTCTTAATATTGGTGCTGGTACTGGTATCACAGTTAATGCAGATGATATTGCAATTAGTAATACTGGTGTGGTTGCAGCAACATATGGCGATTCATCAACAATCCCAAGAATTACTGTTAATGCTCAAGGTCAAATTACGGCTGTAGTGGGAGCAACTGTTAATATTCCTCCTGGTTATGGTGATGCTGATGTTGATGCGCATCTATCCGGTGGTACTGGTATTACCTATAGTGCAGGTGTAATCAGTACTAATGATGGGCAAATTATTCACGATAACCTATCAGGTTTTGTATCTGATGAACACGTAGCTCACTCTGGAGTTACCATTACGGCTGGTTCCGGTTTAACTGGTGGTGGTACAATTGCTGCCTCAAGAACACTAAATGTTGGCGCCGGTTCTTATATTATAGTTAATGCTGACGATGTTGCTGTAGATGCTACATCTGCTAATACTGCCTCAAAGGTTGTGGCAAGAGATGCTTCCGGAAACTTCTCTGCAGGAACAATTACTGCGACTCTTACAGGTAATGCTTCTACCGCAACTACCCTACAAACGGCTAGAACAATTGGTGGTGTATCATTTGATGGTTCTGCTAATATCAACTTACCGGGTGTTAATACAACAGGTAACCAGAATACTACAGGTAACGCAGCTTCAGCTACATATGCATCAGCTGTAACATTAACCGCAGATAATAGTACTGATGCAACTAACTATCCTTTATTTGCAAATGCTGCTACTGGTAACCTATCACCAAGAACCGATACTGGGTTAACATATAATCCATCAACTGGTGTATTAACATCCACAACATTTACTGGTGCATTAAGCGGAAATGCTTCTACCGCTACTGCATTACAAACGGCTAGAACTATCGGTGGGGTAAGCTTTGATGGTACTGCCAATATTAACTTGCCTGGAGTTAATACTACTGGTAACCAAAACACAACTGGTACTGCTGCAGGTATTACCGGATATAGTGGAACATATTGGACTTCTAATAACGACGGTGCCGGTACTGGTCTTGATGCAGATTTACTTGATGGTCAACATGGATCTTACTATCGTATCGATGTTTATAACGCGGCAGGTACATTATTGAACTGATAAATACTTAAAAAAGGATTTAATATAATGGCTGTAGTCAGTTCAAGACAAGGACTTATAGATCATTGCCTAAGAAGATTAGGTGCTCCTGTAATTGAAATTAACGTCGATGATGATCAAATTGAAGATCGCGTTGATGATGCATTACAATTTTATCAGGAATATCATTCTGATGCAACATCTAGAATCTATTATGCTTATCAATTTACTCAAGCAGATTTAGATAACGCATATATCACATTACCGGATAATACCTTATTTGTTATTCGTGCGTTACCTCTTACTCAATCATATGCAGCATCTAGAAGTTTCTTTGATGTAAAATATCAGTTAATGTTAAATGATATGGCACAAATGGGAACTTATATTGGTGATCTTGCTTATTACGAGCAAATGCAGCAATATATTTCCTTACTTGATAGACAATTAAGTGGTATGCCACAGGTTTCATATCGCAGACATCAAAATAGATTGCTTTGGTATAGTGATATGAATGACCAAGATATTAGGGTTAATGATTATATTGTTTTAGAAATGTACACTATAATTGATCCACAAACTCATACCAAAATCTATAATGATATGTTTGTAAAAGATTATACAACCCAGCTAATTAAACAACAGTGGGGTGCCAATCTTATCAAGTTTGAGGGTATGCAACTTCCCGGTGGTGTTACATTAAATGGTAGACAACTCTACGATGATGCTACTTCAGAAATAGCAACATTAAGAGAAAATATGAGATTGGAACACGAACTCCCGCCTGATTTCTTTGTGGGTTAATTATGGCTACAAACCATTATTTTAATCAAGGTACAACCACAGAACAACTTCTGTATGAAGATATTGTCATTGAATCTTTAAAGATCTTTGGCCAAGATGTTGTGTATCTTCCCAGAGAATTAACTAATAAAGATACCATTTTTAATGATGATTCCATTTCTAAATTTACAAAATATAATAAAATAGAAATGTATATTGAAAATATAGAAGGTTTTGATGGAGAAGGTGATCTATTTACAAAATTTGGTGTAGAGATTCGTGATGAAGCTTCCTTTATTGTATCAAGACGTCGTTGGAATAGATTAGTAAAATCAGAAAATAATCCAATTCAATTTTATAGACCTAGGGAAGGAGATTTAATTTATCTTCCTTTATCTAGATCAATTTTTGAAATTCAAAAAGTTGAAACTGAATCGCCTTTTTATCAATTAAAAAATCTTCCAGTATTTAGATTAAGAGCTAGCCTGTTTGAATACAATGATGAAGATTTTGATACGGGAATTGATGCAATTGATACGGTTGAGTCTGTAGGTGCTTATCAAAATGCCCTTACTCTATCAACAACACCAATGTCATTCATTGTTGGTGAAACCGTTACACAAACACTTGCAAGTGGTGTTGTAATGAGAGGTGAAGTTACCGAAAAGAATGATTCCGATAGTATTCTATATATTGCGCACATAGGATCAAATGATGGTACATTTGGTCAGTTTACCACTGGAACCATTATTGGATCAACTTCTTCTGCTACTGCTACTGTAACTGCTGTAGGCGAAAGAAATAATATTGATCCGAATAATCAAAATTCAATCTTCAGTAATATTGATTTTATAGATTTTAGTGAAACAAATCCATTTGGAGATCCTAATATTACATAATGAAAATTTTATTATATCAATATTTTGATCCACCAATAAATTTTAATAAAAATTATTGGGATTATTCAATTTCATCTATTAAAAAATATGCGGAAAAAATAGATGTTGAATATGAATTTATATCAGGGGGAGCACCTTATCACCCTCAGTATGGTATACTAATACCTTTTATAGAAAGATGGTGTGATGATTATGATTTGTTAATTTATGTTGACTGTGATATATTAGCAACTTCAAATAGTAAAAATATTGTTGAATATGTAAATTTTGAAAATATTAATATAAATCATATGAATACAGGCCCTCTTATAGTAGATCCCATTAAATCACAAAGCCCTTGGTTTGAAGACGGTCATGCAAATTCTGGTGTTGTTGTATTTCCTAAAAAAATCTATTTAGATTTTATTAATTATTTGGGTAATTTAAAACACCATTGGGCTAGAGATAAACTTAATGGTAATTTTAATGCTCCTAACACTTTCGGCGGTGGTGATCAACAAATTTTAAATATGTACGCAAAAGAAAATAATAGAAAACTATCAAACTTACATTATGATTTTAATTTTCACATGTCAAGATATGATCAAAGTCAAAGATTTTGTAGTTCATTAATACATTATCACGGTGGTTTATCCAAGCGAAGAAATAATAATAATAGAAAATTAATGATAGAAGATTATTTCTGTGATAAAATATTAAAATAGATTTTTATTTTGATAAATATATTAATAACCTGGAGTTAAATTAATGTTCGGCACATATTTTTATCATCAAAGAATCAGAAAATCTGTAGCCGTTTTTGGTGCTTTATTCAATAATTTATATGTTCTAAGAAAAGATGCGGCTGGAGCTGTTATTAGTCAAGTTAAAGTTCCATTAAGTTATGCACCAAAAAGGGACTTTATTGATAGAATTGCCAATATGGCAAAAGGTGAAGAAGCTGAACGTTTAATTGCGGTAAAACTTCCTCGTATGTCCTTTGAAATAATTGCTATTACTTATGATTCAACCAGACAATTATCCAAAACAAATAATTTTGGTTTAACCAGTCCAACAGGTACTGGATTTAAAAGTAAATTTTTTGCACCGGTTCCATATAATATTAATTTTCAATTAAATATCTATGCTAAAACTCATGATGACGCTCTACAAGTTGTAGAGCAAATTATACCATATTTTAATCCTCAGTATACTCTTACCATAAAACCTATTGAAAATTATACATCAATAAAAGAAGATAGTCAAGTTATTCTTCAAGCTGTTTCATTTACTGATGATTATGAAGGTGCTCTTGAACAAAGACGTAGTATAATATATACTCTTGACTTTGAAATGAAAATTAATTTCTATGGTCCTGTTAATGATGGAAAAATTATTCGTAAAGCAGATGTTGATCTATATTCAATGGGCACTGGATTAAATGATTCGGATGAATTCCTTGAAAAGATTCGAGTTCTACCTGATCCTGCCGATGCTAGTCCAGACAGCGATTATGGATTTACAACATTAATATTTGGAGCTTTAGATAGTGCATGATTGATTCTGATATTAAAGATAATGATTTTGAATATGCTAGACAAGTTTATCATGACATCTTGGTAAAAGGTTCCGAAGCTATGGATGATATGATGGAAGTTGCTAGATCAACTGAACATCCAAGAGCTTTTGAAGTTCTTTCTACAATGATGAAAACCCTTGCTGATGTAAATGGTAATCTTTTAGATCTTCATAAAAAGAAAAAAGATATTGATAAAAAAGATATAGCTGCTTTACCTATACAACAAAGTGGTACTACTAATAATCTATTTGTGGGATCAACTACGGAACTACAAAGATTCCTATTGAATCAGAATAGATCTGATAATGTAATTGATATAAATCAATACCAAAAAGATGAATGATTCATATAATGGCAACCTAAACGTTAAACGTGATGGGGTTGTCCAAAATTTTACCGCACATGAAATACATGAGTATATGCAATGCATGCAAGATCCAGCATATTTTGCAAAAAATTATTGTAGGGTAATTTCTCTTGATAGGGGTTTAGTACCTTTTAATCTATATCCTTATCAAGAAAAAATGTTTAAACATTTTAATGATAATAGATTTAATATTGTATTAGCTTGTAGACAATCTGGTAAATCAATTTCATCCGTTGCGTATCTTCTTTGGTATGCTTTATTTCATCCTGAAAAAACTATTGCTGTTCTTGCTAATAAAGGCGCTACTGCTCGTGAAATGTTAGCACGTATTACATTAATGTTGGAAAATTTACCATTTTTTCTACAACCTGGTACAAAAGCATTAAACAAGGGATCCATAGAGTTTAGCAATAATAGCCGTATAGTAGCTGCGGCTACATCAGGGTCCTCGATCCGAGGTATGTCAGTGAACCTTCTTTACTTGGACGAATTTGCGTTCGTAGAGAGAGCGTCTGAATTTTACACCTCAACATATCCGGTTATTTCGTCCGGTAAAGATACCAAGGTTATTATTACATCCACTGCAAACGGCATTGGTAATATGTTCCATAAAATCTGGGAAGGTGCTGTTCAAGGAACAAATGAATATAAACCATTTCGTGTTGATTGGTGGGACGTTCCTGGACGAGATGAAAAATGGAAATTACAAACCATTGCAAATACCTCTCAGTTACAATTTGACCAAGAATTTGGAAATACATTCTTTGGTACTGGTGATACTTTAATTGCTTCTCATATTCTTTTGGAACAAAGAGCTCATGAACATAGGTCATATCTTGAAGGTGGTTGCTTATTAATTTATGATGAGCCAATAAATAATCATAATTATGTTATGGTTGTTGATGTGAGTAAAGGTCGAGGTCAAGATTATTCAACATTTAATTTAATTGACATCAGTGTTAGACCTTTTAAGCAATCTGCTGTATATCGTAATAATACTATTTCACCAATTTTATTTCCAAATATCATTTATAAGTATGCAAAAGCATATAATGAAGCTTATGTTATTGTAGAATCTAATGACCAAGGATCCGTGGTTGTAAATGGACTTTACTATGATTTAGAGTATGAAAATCTACACATGGAATCTATGATTAGATCAGATAGAATTGGTGTGGAAATGAATAAAAAGGTAAAACGTATCGGATGTTCTGCAATTAAAGATATTATTGAAAATCGTAAATTACACATCGTAGATCCAGAAACAATTTTGGAAATGTCTACTTTTATTGCAAAAGGTACTTCATATGAAGCATCCGAAGGTAATCATGATGATCTTATGATGAATTTAGTTCTATTTGGTTATTTTGCTACAGGTAGAAATTTTGAAGAATTAACTACTGTAAATTTAAAAGAGATGATGTTTGCTCAAAGAGTAAAAGAAATTGAAGATGAATTAGTCCCATTTGGATATATTGAAGATGGTATTTCAAATAATGATACAGAAGTTCTTGGTGATATAAAAACTGTATGGACAGTAGATAGAGATTTCAAATTTGGTCAAGTGGATTTTTGACCAATTTTAAAAAATTATAAATAATGGTAATTGATAGTTTTACCGTATTATGAAAACATATTAATACCACTGAAAAGGATCGAGATATGGCAATTTTTAGTCCCTCTGAATCCCCAGCAATTGTCGTAAAAGAGATTGATTTAACAGGTGTAGTACCTAACGTTCAATCTACTACTGGCGCTTTTGTAGGGAATTTTCGCTGGGGTCCAGTTAGACAGGCAACTCTGGTAGATACAGAGACTACACTAGCTTCGACCTTTGCAACACCAAATACTACAAACGCTGCGGATTTCTTGTCAGCAGCTTATTACTTGAGATATTCAAGTTCACTTTACGTTGTACGTGAAATTGATGCAGCTGCAAGTAATGCAAATGCAGCTGGCTTAAGTTCAGTTGTAGTTAGAAATAAAGATCACTTTGATTCACTGGCTAGCTCTTTTGGCTCTGATTCAGGTGATACAAATACTGGAGCATGGGTTGCAAGATTTCCTGGTGCTCTAGGTAATTCATTACAAGTTTCAATCTGTCCTGTTGGTTCAGATTCAAATGGAACATACTTTTCACAATGGGCTTATGTAGCTCAGTTTGATGGAGCTCCTGGTACTTCAGCATATGCAAGTGCCAGAAGCGGAACAAATGACGAGTGCCACGTAGTTGTTATTGACCAAGATGGTCTATTTACTGGAACTCCTGGTACCGTACTTGAAAGATATGCTTATGTATCTCTTGCATCTGATGCAAAGAATGCAGATGGTTCAACCAATTATGTTAAAGACGTAATTAATAATGGATCAGCATACATTTATCTTGCAACTTTTGAAGGTACATTAGATGATTTAACAAATGCTGGTACCAGCGCAGCAAATCAAACCTTTTCTGCATCAGCAACAGATGTAATTACAACGTCACTTACAGCCGGTGTTGATTCAAGTACTCTAGGTACTGCGCAGTACGCAACAGGCTTTGATCTATTTGAAGATGTTGATACCATTACCGTTGACTTCCTTATTGCACCAGGTCTTGCATCTTCTGCAAATCAGGTTACTGTTGTTAATGATCTAGTATCAACTGCTCAAACAACCCGTAAGGATTGTATTGTTGTAACATCACCTAACAGAGAAGCAGTTGTAAATGCAGCAACACCAGTTGCTACATCAATCATTACTACTGATCAATTTACTCGCTCATCATACTTGGTAGTTTCAAATAACTATCTAAAAGTATATGATAAGTATAATGATCAATATATCTTCATTCCGGATGCTTCATCAGTTGCTGGTATCATGGCTGCTTCAGATCTTTCAACAGCTCCTTGGTACTCACCTGCTGGACAAAGACGTGGTGCTGTTCTTGGTGTAACTGGTCTTGCTTATTCTGCAACCAAAGCAGAAAGAGATACACTCTATAAAGCAGGTGTTAATCCAGTTGCAAATATTCCTGGACAGGGTACACTCCTATTCGGTGATAAAACATTCCTAGCTAGACCATCAGCCTTCGACCGTATTAACGTTCGTCGCTTGTTCCTAACTATGGAAAGAGCAATTGCAATTGCAGCACGTAACGTTATGTTTGAATTTAACGATGAATTCACACGTGCGGAATTTGTAAATATCGTGGAACCATTCTTGAGAGAAATCCAAGGTAGACGCGGTATTACTGATTTCCGTGTAGTCTGTGACGAAACAAATAATACGGCTGCTGTTGTGGATAGAAACGAATTCATTGCTAACATCTTCATTAAGCCTGCACGTTCAATCAACTACGTAACTCTAAACTTCGTAGCTGTTAGAACTGGTGTGGACTTTGAAGAAGTTGTCGGCACTGTATAATAGCGTCAGAGGAGAAATAACATGGCTATTCTAGGAGTTGATGACTTCAAGTCCAAATTAAGAGGTGGTGGCGCTAGACCGAATCTATTCAAAGCGACCATTAACTTCCCAGCTTATGCACAGGGTGATGTAGAAATTACAT